TTCGGTATGACACTGAGCTGGGCTGGTGGGCTACGCTCTAGGAACAACAGGTGTCGAGAGGTCTAGCGCGTGCCAAGACAAGGACCACTTCGTCGTCGGGCTTCGTTCCGTAGCCGGGGGGCGGAGTTCGCGATCATCAAGCCGGGGCAGGCCGCTGTCTTCGCGCCTGGCCGATTGACGAAGCTCGGCGACATCACTATCCCGTTGACTCAGAACGAGGCGTGGCAGCGTGACGCCTACGGCTTCGCCGAGGTGATCGGTGAACTTGGCTACCTGATCGAGCTGACTTCCGACTCCATCGCCGCCTGCACGATGCGTCCCCAGCAGCGCGACCCCGCCAACGAGCTTGGGTGGGTCGACACCGACGACGCGAAGGCGAACGGGGCGTGGGACGCTTTCGTCGGGCCTCAGGGCGGACGCAACGAGCTGATCAAGCGTGCCGCCGAGCACCTCTACACCGCTGGCGAGTCCTACCTTGTTGGCACCCCCATCAAGAACCAGTTGACCAACCAGGATGAGGGAATCGTGTGGGAGTTCCTCTCGACTGAGGAACTCAAGCCGAGCGGCAACAAGATCCAACGTATCGGTGAGGCTGGCTCGGGAGGCCGCGTGGACCTCCCCGAGGACATCTACGTCGCCCGTCTATGGCAGCCGGACCCCCGCTTCTACCACCGGGCCTACTCCGCGGTGAAGCGGAACCTTCCCATCTGTCGTGAGGTCGTCCTCCTCACCCAGGTCGTGGACGCCATCGCCAAGGGTCGCCTGAACGCTGGTATCTACTACCTCCCTGATGAGTTCTCCTTCGGGCCGTTCGACGAGACAGAGAACGACGGCGCCGACACCGACGACATCGACGAGTTCTCCGAGGAGTGGATCGAGCAGATCACTGCCCCCGTAGAGGATCGCGCTTCAGCGGCATCACTGGTGCCCCTCCTGATGCGCGGCCCGGCCATGATCGACGGCAAGCCCGCCAAGGATCTGATGGGTCTCGTCGACTTGGCTCGCGGACTCGACACCCTGTACCAGTCGCTCCGGCAGGAGGCGCTTGGGCGCCTCAACAGCGGCATGGACGCCCCGCCCGAGATCGTGGGCGGCAAGGGTGGGCTGAACCATTGGACCGGCTACAACATCGACGCCGACTTCATCGACAAGCACATCACCCCCAAGGGCCAGAAGATCGCCGAGTTCCTGACGGCCGCCTACCTGCGACCCATGCTCATCGAGTTCGAGGGGATGAGCCAGGAGGAGGCTCAGAACTACCGACTCCACTTCGACGCCACAGTCCTCACCTCTCGCACCGACACCGGACCCGCTGCCCGCGCTGCATACGATCGCATCGCGATCAAGGAGTCCTCCTACCTCCGGGCGAATGGCTTCGACGTCTCCGACATCCCTGATGAAGAAGAGCGCAAGCGTCGCACCCTCGAACGCCTCATGTTCTCGGAGCCGATCCTGTGGGGTACTCGGGTGCTCGGAGAGCTGTACCCGGACCTCGCCGACATCTTCACCCCGGAGGATCTCACGTCCCCCGCTGACGAAGCACGCAGCCGGGGGCAGGGGCCGCGCCAGGGCGATGGCGGGACCAGCGAGGGAGTCCCCGACTCGGACACTGGCCAAGGTCCCCCAGAGGCCCGCGGCCCCATCACTCCTGGTGGCTCAGCAGCGATCGACGGAGGGGCCGATGAATCGGCTTTGATCGAACGTCTCCAGACCGCCGCCGACGCCGCCCTGAAGCGCGCCATCGAGCGAGCGTCGAACCGAGTGATCTCCCGGATGAACGGCATCGAACTCCCAGCCAAGGAAGAGGCGCGCAAGTCGGGGAAGTACGAACTGCTCTCCGTCCTCTCCGCTTCCGACTACGAGTTGCTGGGTCTCCAGAAGGAAGACCTGATGCGAGACGCTTGGGCCAACCTCGAAACCGATGCCACCGGGTGGATTCGTCAGCACTTCATCAGCATCGGCGAGAACGCCTTCGTTGCCGAGGAGCGCGCCAAGGCGTCCGTTCAGTACCTCTCTACCGTCCTTACCGCTCACATGGCGACGGCCTTCACCAAGCCAATCCCGACCGGGATGAACGGATTGCGCGTCCCGACAGGGTTCATTGTGCGATCCTTGGAGAAGGCACACCAAGTGGACTCTGACCCTTACCAGGACCATGGCTAAGATCCCCCCCATCGAAGTTCCGATCCGGTTCACCATCGTTGGTGAAGACGGACCCGAACTAGTCATCGCTCTGGACGGCTCGGACCGCAGCCGTCAGATCATGGGTGGGGTGTTCGCCAACGAGCTGGCCGCCCTCCTGGAGCTGAAGCTAGAGCAGGGTCAGACCTTCGCCGCCGATATGGACGGCGTGATCATCACCGTCGAGCCGACGCCGGAGCAGAAGGACGCGATCGCTCAGCCGGGAGGCGAGCCCGCTGAACGTCTCCACATCACTCTTGCGTACTTGGGGGCCGTTGATGGCGACCTGGACCGCGAAGCGATCGAGGAAGCCGTAGCCGATGTGGCTGGGCACTTCCCCCCCCTCGAAGGGGAGGTCTCGGGCCTCGGGTCCTTCGGCAAGGATGGCACTGAAGGCATCACCCTTGGGTTGGTCGACGCCCCAGGTTTGGGCCGTTTGCGCCAGAACCTCATTGATCGCCTCAAGGAGGGCGGGGTCGAAATCGTTGAGGAGCATGACTTCCAGCCCCACATCACCCTCAACTACGGGCCGATTCCCGACGGAGCGACTCCCGTTGGCCTACCATTGAGTCTGAACAGTCTCACCCTGCGTTGGGGTGCAGAGATCGTTGACGTGGGTCTTGTCGGGCCGACTGAGGAGGAACTAGCCGTGGCCGAAGAGACGCCTTCCGGCGAGGACGAGGAGATGGCCCCCGTGGTCGTCGCCGTCTTCGACATTGTTGAGGATTCTGAGGATTGCGCTGAGCGCAGCGACGGCGAGGCCACTGTGGCCCTAGTCGATCCCGAGTCCGGCGAGATCATCAGTTGTCACGTCTCCGTCGAGGAGGCGCAGGCAGCGCTAGATCTACTCATCGAGGCCATGGACGATCTCGAAGAGGACGCTCATCACGACGAAGATGAGGAGACCTCGCAGGTCAGCCCCGAACAGTGGGCGTCCATCTTGGAGTTCATGGAAGCGGTCGCGACCGACCTAGCCGAGCGTTCCGACGCCGACTTCGCCGCCATCGCCGCCCATGACTCCCCCACCTCCACCGAGTCCTGGGATGGCCCGGCCAACGAGAAGAGCGTCACGTCCCCGAGCGACGAGAGCTACTTCGGAGACATCTACGCCTGGCGCGACGACGAGGCCGACACTGAGGTCAAGGCCGCCTACCGCTTCATCCACCACTTCGTGGGTGAGGATGGTTCCGCTGGGGCCGCTTCGACTGTCGCCTGTTCGACCGGCATCGGCGTGCTCAATGGCGGCCGCGGTGGAACGACCATCCCCGACTCGGGCCGCGAGGGCGTCTACGAGCACCTAGCCGCCCACCTTCGCGATGCTGACCTAGAGCCGCCTGAGCTGATGTCGGCTGACGACGCTGCCGTTGTGGCTCTAGCCGTTCAGGAGGGTGTCCAGATCGACCCGTCCGACCATGAGTTCATGGCAGGGATCGTCACCATCTACCGCGCCGAGAACGCCGTCGAAGCAGCAGACGAGACCCTTGATGTCTCCGTCAGCGAGTTCGGGGCGCTCCCCTCGCACGACACTCCGACCGTCAACCCTCCCACCTTCCAGGGATGGAACGGCGAAGAGGCCGAGAAGCGCGTCCGCTCCGGCGAAGACGTCAGCTACTACGGCAAGATGTTTGCTTGGCGCGACGAGGACCGGGACCCGTCCTCGAAGGGCTCCTACAAGTTCATCCACCACGAGGTCGACCAGCAGGGCACCCCCGGGGCCGCCGTCATGTGGGCCACCCACTCCGCAATCGCCGTGATCGACGACTCGTCCATCCCGACGGCGGACTACAAGGGCGTCTACAACCACCTGGCGCGCCACCTGCGCGATGGGGGAGTCGTGGTCCCTGAACTCGGTGAGGCCAAGCCGATCGAGGACGTTGAGAGCGCCATCCGCGAGATGCGCGCTCAGTGGTTCGCCCGCGTGGCAGAACTCGCAGCGAAGCGTGACGTTGCCGAACTCGGTGACGGAGAGCTGATCGGCGAGATCGTCCACCGCTGGGTGGAGCAGAGCCAGTCCAGCATGACCCCAGAACTGCAAGAGGAGCTTGAGGTGGAACTCGGACTGAAGGACGAGGAGACCCAGGAGCTAGCGAGCGATGTCGTCATCGAGGCCGCTGTTGGTGATGAGGAAGACACCGACACGCCGGGCGCCGACCCTGACGAGCTAGAGGAAGGCATCGTCGTAGAGGGAGACTTCTCCGATGGTGAGTTCGAGTGGGAGGGTGTCCTCATCGTTGAGGGTCTCCCCTCTGGTGACGGTCGTCAGATCGACCAGGGCGCCCTCATCTGGCGAGAGCTTCCGCTTCCGCTCATGCTCCAGACCATCAACGCTGAGGGCCACGACGGTGCAGTCATCGCTGGCTCCATCCACGAGATCGAGCGGGTCGGCCAGGAGATCGTCGGCCGAGGCTTCTTCGACTCCGGCGACGATGGCCAGAGCGCCAAGCGACTCATCACTGAGGGCACCATGCGTGGTGTCTCCGCTGACATCGACAAGGTGAAGATCGAGTTCCAGGACCCGAGCGGCGGTGAGGTCGATCCTCTCGACGCCATGCTCGGTGGGGTCGACGCTCTACAGGTTCTCATCGAGGGCCGCATCATGGGTGCCACCCTCACTCCCTTCCCCGCCTTCCAGGAGGCGCAGGTCCGGGTAATCGACGCTACCGCTGCTGCCGACGACGAGGCCCTCGTGGCTTCAGGCTACGAGGCTGGCGACGTTTGGCGGGTCCCCTCGCTGCTCAAGATCGCCCTACGCGGCGAGAGCGTCCAGCACCTCGACATCGAGGCTTTGGTCGCCAGCGGAGCGGCGGTGGACTTCCAGATCCCCGTTCATCCTCCGACCTCATGGTTCGAGCTTGAGGGGATGGACTCGCCGGAAGAGTTCCAGGTATTCGCCGATGGACGCGTCTACGGGCTCATCGCTCGCTGGGGAAGCTGCCACATCGGCTTCTCCGACCGCTGCGTGTCGGTACCTCGCACCAAGAACAACTTCAGCGCCTTCCACAAGCCTGGCGTTCTGACCGAAGAGGGCGATCAGGTTCTCTGCGGCCCGATCTACATGGACACCGTGCACCCGAACTTGCGCCTAGTCGCTTCGGACGCCGAGGCTCACTACGCCGACACCGGTTGCGCTGTCGCCGACGTCCACCTCTACGAGAACGAGTGGGGTATCGTCGCCGCTGGAGCGGTGCGCTCCTCCGCTGCGCCCGCTCAGGTGCAGGCGCTTCGCGGTTCGGACGTGTCGCCTGACTGGCGCAAGCTGAACAAGAACCTTGAGGTCGTTGGCCTCCTAGCGGTGAACCTCTCCGGCTTCATCGTCCAGGACAGCCTCGTGGCCTCCGCTGGCCGCAACCCCCAGGGCGTCTTCGACTCAGTGTCGGGTGATCTTCAGTCGCTCGTTGCTGCTGGCATGGTCCAGCATCGCGCCGTCAAGGTCGACAGCCTCAAGGACGAGGTTGCAGAGCTTCGAGCAGAGATCGACGAGCTTCGCTCGGTGCTCCGCCCGATTCGCGCAGAGCGCGTGGCGGCTCGCCTTCTTGCAATGTCTGCCAGCGTCGATCATCATGTTGCCACGACAAAGGTCGAGCCTGAAGAGGCGGCGACGGAGGAAGTTGAGGAGCTTGCCTCGGAAGAGGCGGCGTGCCCTTGCGGGGACGTTTGATCCTGTAGCTAACCCCCGGGGCCGCTCTGTGGCGTGACTCCAGGAGGTGGGCCTTGAGCCTGTCAGATGACATGCGTGGTTTCCGTGAGGCGTGGCAGCCCCAACAGGGACCTTCCTGCCGTGTTGGCATTCTTGTCGGGATGATGGACCCCGAGGATCAAGGAGCGTTTCAGGATCTTCTTGATTCGCAGATCTACGGGACGGACATCTCCATCATGATCAACGGCTGGACCGAACGGGAAGACATGTCGGAGTCATTCCGCCACGCCGCTGCCACCATCAGCTCTACCGGCGTCCAGCGACATCGACGCCGGGTGTGTCACTGTGAGCGGACCAAGGCGTCCTGACATGGCACGCGTCGCTGACGAGATCAAGCAGCTCCAGGTCATCGAAGACAAGAACCGGAAGCAGGCCGAAGCGGAGCGCGTCGAGCGGTCTCATCCCAAGGGGTGGGAAGCTGGCGTTGAGTTCACCGGAGAGACGGGGGTGCTCTCGACCGGCCCTCGCACGGAGTCTGGACAGCCCTCCAACGACGAGTGGACCAACCTTCTCAACATCTGGGACCTCGATCCTGAGGTCTATGAGGTAGACCCCAACTTCAGCCCGCAGTTCCGGGCGTGGGACTCGAACCTTGGCGGTGGCGAGGTAGAGCGCTTCTACTACTACAAGGCGAACATCCGCCTGCGCGCCCGCTACTACGGTCTCGACATCTCCGAGCTGTTGACGGGGATTGGGCGCCACAAGAAGTCCAAGCGGTCCCTGCTCCTCCCCGACGAGCCGGTAGACCTCCTGGTGTGTCTCTCGGACTGGCAGATCGGTAAGGGCGACGGCGACGGCGTGGTGGGGACACTCGATCGCATCATGACCTCGTTCGACCGCGTAGCCGACTTCATCGCCGACCTCCGCAAGATGGGCATTGAGGTCGGCTGCCTATACCTGATTGGCATGGGCGACCTCGTGGAGCAGTGCTGGGGGAACTACCCCTCCCAGCCCTTCACGGTCGAACTCAACCGTCGGGAGCAGATGCGGCTCACCCGTCGCTGTCTGCGTGACGGAGCGGTCATGCTCTCCAAGCTCGTCCACCGCATGGTGTTCGGTGGCGTAGGGGGTAACCACGGCGAGAACCGCGGCGGTTCATCTTCCTCCGGTGGCAAGGCCAAGGCTTTCACCACCCCAGGCGACAACGACGACGTGGCAGTCTTCGAGATGGTGGCCGAGACGCTTTCGATGAACGACGAAGCGTTCGGCCATGTCAAGTTCGTCATCCCTGATGAGGAGCTGTCCATCGTCCTCGACATCGGTGGCGTCATCACCGGTTTCACTCACGGCCATCTGTGCACCCGGGGCGGGACGCCCGAGCAGAAGGTCTACAACTGGTGGACCGGGCAGATGGCGGGCAACCTCCCCGTGGGTGACGCCCACTTGTTGTTCACGGGCCACTATCACCACCTCAACGTGAAGAACCACGGACCTCGCACTTGGATTCAGTGCCCGGCCCAGGACGGCGGCTCGGAGTGGTGGAAGAACGCAACCGGGGCGCACTCATCGCCCGGGGCGCTCGTCTGCACGATCGGGGAGGGCCAAGGTAACGAGCTTGGCTACGACTTCCTTCGCGTCCTCTGATTGATCTTGCCATGATCGAGTGCCTACTATGCGGCGGTGCTTTCAAGCCTGAAGCCACCCGCTGGCTTTGCCCCCACTGTGGGATGCGCGATACGTGTTGTGAAGGGGAGCCTTGTGCGCCGAAGCCGAAACGACCCGGACCGCCTGTGGCAGAGTGACGCCAAGTGTCTAGGCGTCAACCCGGATCTATTCTTCCCTGAACGGGGGGCATCGACTCGGGAGGCCAAGGCAGTGTGCCGGGGTTGCCCGGTACGGTCTGAATGTCTAGAGGCCGCCCTAGAGCGCAACGAGAAGTTCGGCATCTGGGGTGGCCTAAGCGAGCGTGAGCGACGGCGCATCCGACGCGAGCGGGTCCTAGAACGAGCACGACAAGAGGAGTAGGGATGATCATTGGCCTGTCCGGGTTCGCTGGTAGCGGGAAGGACACCGTTGCTGATGTCCTGGTCCGCGACTTCGGGTTCGTCAAGATGGCTTTCGCCGACCCTCTCCGTGAGATGGCTTTGGCGATCGATCCCATCATCGACTTCGACTACAGCGTGGGCTACATCCGCTACTCCCAACTGCTCGACTTGATTGGCTACACCGAGGCCAAGACCCAGTACCCCGAGGTGCGACGTTTCCTCCAAGTGCTTGGGACCGAAGCCGTTCGCGACATCCTCGGCCAGAACACCTGGGTCGGCCTCGGGATGCGTCGTGCGGAGGAGTTCCCTCGGGTGGTCTTCGCTGACATGCGCTTCAAGAACGAGGCCGCTGCTGTGGCCGACTCACCCGAAGGGGTCACAGTCCGCATCACCCGTCCCGGAGTCGGGGCGGCGAACGACCACGCGTCGGAGCATGACCTGGATTCGTGGTCGTTCCACTACGGGATCAACAACGATGGTCCTCTTCAGGAGGTTGCCGTCAAGGTGGCGCAACTGCTCGACATCGCCGATCCGATCATCTAGGGGGAGCAATGCACAAGAGCCGAGAGATCAGACGAGTTCCGGTGGGGTGGGAGCACCCCAAGATCGACGATCCGAACTTCCCGAGTCCCTACTGGCGCGACCCCGAGGAGATCTTGCACGACCTCACGACCTCCGAGGGGTACGTCAAGTCGACGCCGGAACTTGACCTCGACCGCCTTGAGCAGCGGCGCGCTCACTACCGCAAGTGCCGCGACGCTCTCGGGCTGGGTGACGGTGAAGCCTTCATCCCGATGCACGACCAGAGCTTCGATGAAGCCTGCGAAGAGTGGGACGACTACCTCGTTCAGTGGGCTCTCGGCACCTACCCGGATCAGCCCAAGGACATGCCGTGGACTCTCCTTGGCTTCGAGGAGTGGCATGGACCGCGGCCGTCGCTGCGTCACGTGCTCTCCAGCTTCCGCCCCGAGTTCGACTCAGAGCCGGTCTTCTATCAGGTGTACGAGACCATCACGGAGGGGACGCCCGTCTCCCCCGTCTTCCCCGGGTTCAATGAGCTGTACCGTTGGCTCATCACTGACGCCGGTCTGGATACCCCCTGGGGCGAGGAAGATGCTCTGGCGTTCATCTCTCCGCTGGTGACCGCCACAGCGTAATCGCTGGACGTGTCATCCCCACGTGCTACGTTGGGGTCATCATGAACCGCCGCCTCTATTCCTCCGCCTCATATTCGAGTCGCTCGTCTAGCGACTGAGGGCACGCGCGTGCCCTCTCACGGGAGGGACGCTGCAAGGTGCACAGAAGCGCTGTAAACGCTTCGCTTCGGCATGGTGAGTTCGATTCTCACTCCTCCCACTGACATCCAGACGTGCTTTGCGTACCCATGGGGCGCCAAGTGCGTGCGGATGACAACTAGCTACTTGGGTTCAGAGCGGAAACACGACCAGCTTGGTCAGGAATCCGCACCGGACCTAACGTGGAAGGTGAGCCAGCACGGGTTGCTGGGCCTCCCTGCTAAGGAGTGCGTGCCTCCGGGTATGGGTTTCGACTACTCCGCCTTCCGCCATGGAGAGTGAACCGGCATGGTGCTGGGACCGATTCGAAATCGGATCGAGCCTTCGGGCTTGGGCTTCGAGTGCTCCGCTCTCCGCACATGTCCACGATTTGGATGATGTCATCCAGAATATGGATACATGGAAGGTGCCGCCAAGGTGGCGAACTGGCTTTGAAAGCCGGGGGTGTCGAGAGGCTCGGGGTTCAATTCCTCCACCTTCTGCCAGAGTGCGGAAATCGTCACAATGGGGTGGAGGCGCTGCATTGTGACTATTTCGGCACACGACATGGAGAGTCAACCCGCAGGGTGCGGGCGCCGTCTGGAAAGCGGCTGGTGTCGCAAGACATGGGCTTCGAGTGCTCGGCTCTCCGCCACGAGGTACCGTTGTCCTATGGGCGACATGAGCACGGTCCGTCGGAACATCACCAACGTCTGCCGCTACGTCGGTCTTGTCGAGCGGGGTGACGTCCGGGGAGCCGATGAGCTGCTGCGTTCGCTCACGACTGAAGAGCTGCATGGGGCTTTCAACACCCTGGCGGGGGGCTACTCGGGCCTCGGGGCGCTCCTGGGGATGGACATGAGCCGCATTGATGAACCTGAGAACGTCGAGGCCCTGGTAGAGCGTACCGAGTGGGCCATCCGCGTAGTCAAGGGGCGAATGGGCTTCAACTGATGTCACACCCAGATGCTAGGGTGCTGGCTCATGACAGGACCCATTGAGATCCGAGCGAGTCACCCCGGCTGGGATAACCAGTGGGTGACCCTCGACTTCGGCCACTACCCCGCTGGTGAGCCTTACGTGAAGGACGTCCCTTATGGGGCCGACCGCGGCTTCGACCTCCTCGTCCGCACCGCCGACATCGGGGTGCTGAACGAAGCATTGATGTTCGTCGATGCGATGAAGTGGCGTCACGGGGACATCCCCGTCGAACTCCACCTCCCCCACTTCCCCGGCGCCCGCCAGGATCGCCTCAACGCCGACGGCGATCTGCTCTTCACCGCGAAGTCGGTGGCGAACATGATCAACCAGCGGGGCTTCCGTTCGGTGTGGGTCGTGGACCCCCACTCGGACGTGGTGACCGCCCTCGTCGACAACGCTCGGGTCGTGAGCGCCCTGGACTGCCTCGTGAGCTGCACCGACGCTCAGATCAAGGGTCGGTGGGCTGGGATCATCGCACCCGACGGAGGCGCCGAGAAGCGCGCCCTCCAGGTGGCGACCTACCTCGAAGTCCCGCTGTACCAGGCGTGGAAGAACCGCGACGTGGCCACGGGCAACATCTCGGGCTTCGGATGCCAGGAGATCCCCCCATCGGACAAGCCCTACCTCATGGTCGATGACCTCTGTGACGGGGGAGGTACCTTCCTCGGTCTGGCAGGAGAGATCCCCGACGGGATCAGGCTCGACCTCTACGTCAGCCACGGCCTCTTCACCAAGGGCATTGAGGGCCTGTCCATGGCCTTCGGCGAGATCTACACCACCGACTCGATTGGGCTTGTCCCGGCCGACGTCACCTGCATGGAAGTAGCACACAACCTGGAAGGAATCCAGCAATGACAACCCAACTCATCACTCAGATCGACGGCTACAAGCTCGATCACAGACGGCAATACCCCGAGAACACCACGCGGGTGTACGCGAATTGGACGCCTCGCGCCACTCGCATCGAGGGCCAGAACGCCGTCGTCTTCCTTGGCCTTCAGCACTTCCTCCAGAAGTACCTGATGGAAGAGGCTGACCGCACCTTCTTCAGCCGTCCGGTCGACGAGGTTGCCGACGCATACGAGCGTCGCGTCAACGGGTACCTCGGACCCAACACGATCGGCAGCGATCACATCCGTGCCCTGCACGCCCTCGGCCACATGCCGCTGGAGTTCCGGGCGCTCCCCGAGGGGAGCCTGGTCCC